AGCCACGCTGCGCAGGCTGAACGGCAGCGGTGGGGCGTTCACCATCGACACGGCCCCGGCCGTTGCTCAGGCGCTGCCGTGGTGGGAGACGAACGCCTGGGACTTCGGTGAGGGCATGACCGGCGGCGGCTGGGACTCGCCGTGACGTTCCTGTTCGGGCAGCCGATCACGCTGCTGAAAAGGGTCAAGCGGACTCAGCCGGACTCTTTCGGGAATGACGTATTCGACGCCGTCCCACAAGTGACGGTGACCGGGGCGTTCAACCCGGGCACCTCGGTCGAGCTTGTCCAGGGTGAGGACATCCTGACAACCCAGCCGACCGTGATGCTGCCGCCCGGCACGCAGGTCGCAGCGATCGACGCCGTACAGGTCGACGGCCTGGTCTACGAGGTCGACGGCTCCCCCAACGCTCCGGTGAACCCGTTCACCGGCTGGCAGCCCGGCGTCGTGGTCAAGCTGAAGCGGGTGACCGGATGAGCGGCTGGAAGCCCTCTGACGCCGGCCAGGGGGAGTTCCTACGCACCCAGGCCGGCCTCCGCGAGGCGTTGCACACCATCACCGAGAAGATCAAGGTCTCTGCCGAGTCGGCCGCACCCGTCGGCGACCCCGCATCGGACCCGCACCCCGGCCAGTACCGCGACAGCTTCCGCACGGAGGTTGAGGTCGGCAGGCCGGCTAAGGGGCAGGACCGGCTCATCGGGCACGTCTACAACGAGGCCCCGCACGCTGCCGCCGTCGAGTACGGCTACAGCGGACGTGCGGACAGCCCCGGCCGCCACGCTCATCACACGCTCGCCAACGCCATCGAAGCAGCCCGGGAGTAACCGTGCCTCTCATCCGCTACATCTACGCCCCCGATATCCGCGAGTACGGCAGCCAGCCCCTCCTGGTCGAGGACGTCACCGCCCGGCACCTGGCCGCCCTGCGCCGCGCATCCCTTGTGGACCCTGCTGAGCTGGCCGAGCTGCCCAAGGCGGACCTTGCCGAGATCGCCGAGCAGGTGGGCGCCGAGGTGGGCAAGCGCGACAGCAAGGGCCACTTCGTCAAGGCCATCGCCGAGGCGGCTGAGTCGTGACCAAGATCGCCCAGCGCGTCCGAATCCGCAAGATCGGCGACGAGTACGAGTTCACCGTCGATGGGGAACTGTTCCCCTGGTGCATCAGTGCCGACGGCTTCGGTGTTTCGGTGCCCGCCGGAGACGAGATGCCCGCCGTCACGTTCACCTTGTTCGCCGAGGTAGTCGAGGTGGAGCACGCCTCAAAGCTTGCGGCCAGCGCACGCGAGTACCTCAGCGCGTTCAACCGAGCTGACCAGTGACCTACGCGGGCCTGAGCCCGCTGCTCGTGGCCGCGATTCCGCCGCTGATGCCGGGCGTGAGGGTCGGCACGCGCACGCCGGCTGATCTGCAGGACGTCGTGCCGTTCATCCGCGTCACGGAGATGGGCGGCCCTTCCGTCGCCGATCTCCCCGACCTCAAGGCGCTGGCGCTCGAGGCGGACTTCTTCGACGTGGACGAGCCCCGCGCCGAGGCGCTGGGCATCGCGTTCGAGAAGGCGCTGCACTCCCTGGTCGGCACGGCGTCCGGCGGGGCGACCGTGCTGCGCGTCATCACCAACACCAACCCCGCCTACCGACCCTGGGATGACACGAACGTAGCCCGCAAGGGCGGCAACTTCCAGGTCTGGGTCTTCGCCCGCTAACCCCGCCCCACCTAGTCACCCTGACCGCCGGTCGGGGCCTGAGTCATGCCCGAAAGGAACCCGACCGCGATGGCTGTCGACAGCAACTTCTCCTTCCCCATCCTGGCGGGCTCCGCTTGGGTGGCCTCGTCCAATACCGCAAACCCCGGTATGAGCGCGCTGTCCACGCTGCCCGCGTGGAACGACTGCGGCGGACTCGACCAGTCCGGGCTTTCGGAGTCGCCTGCGCAGACCCGCACTGACTGGAAGCGCTGGGGCAGCATCAGCACGTACAACTCAGTCATCACCGACATCAAGCACGAGTTCTCCTTCACCTGCCTGGAAAGCAATCCCGTCGTTTTGGGATTGGCGTACCGCGCGGGCACCGTGCTGACCCCGACCGGGACGCCGGTCAACGAGGTGCAGACCGTCACCATCAGTGGCGGTCCGACCGGCGGCAGCTTCTTCCTCGACTTCGGCGGCGCGATCACCCCCGCGCTGCCCTACAACGCCACTGCCTCGGCGGTGCAGACCGCGCTGCAGAACCTCACCCCGATCGGTGCGGGCAACGTCGTGGTCACCGGCTCGGCTGGCGGCCCGTACACGGTGACCTTCCAGGGCAACCTGGCCGCGACGAACGTCGCGCAGCTCACCTCGTCCAACGACTTCACGGGTGGCACCTCCCCGAACGTCTCCGTGGTCACGACCACGGGCGGCTCGTCCGGCTCGACGCTGAACATCACCGACGACACCACCGGCCAGCGGGACGTCCGGGCGTTCACCTTCGACCTCGTGGGCACGGGCGGCAACCACGAGCGGTTCTGGTGCCCCACCGCTGAGATCACCGCAGTCGCCGCGATCAAGTACGACTACCAGGCGCCCGCCGGCTACCAGTTCACCGTGACCGCCTACCCGAACTCGGCTGGGATCGCTGTGCAGCGTGCGTTCGCCCTCGACGCGGTTCGGCTCGGTCTGTGAGCGCCGACCTGGAGGCGGTCCGCGCAGACGCGCAGGTCGGCCGCGAGGGCGCGCTGGTGTCTCTCACCACCGAGTCGGGCACCGCGGAACTCCGCGTCCCGCCGGCCGGTCGGTGGAAGACCCGCGCGACCCGCGCCCTCAAGGAGGGCGACTTCGACGGGTGGGCCGAGGCAGCGCTGTCCCCTGACGACTTCGAGGCTTGGCTGGACGCCGACCCGACGAACGATGACGTCGAGCAGTTCTTCATCTCCTGGCAAGAGCAGGTGGGTGAGGACTCGGGAAAATCGGCAGCCTCGCGGCGTTCCTCGAGGAGCACTGCTCGGCGGTAGAGAAGGACTTGCCCCGGTTCTATCCGGGAAGGTCTCTCAAGGAGTTGTTCCGCGGCGAGATGTCCTACCGCGAGCTGTGGGCGCTCGTGGAGGGGTTACCTCAGGAGTCGTGGACGCAGACGGCGCTGCGGGACGACCCGAACCGCGCAGAGCTTCCGGCGCAGGCCGAGAGCGAGCAGCACTTCGGGCCGTGGGCGCTGGTCAACTTCCAGTTGGCTGTCCTGACCGACGCCGTGCGCCAACTCGAGTTCGTCCTGGCCCGGGTGAACGGCAACAAGGACTACCCGAAGCCCGATCCCACTCCGCGGCCGGGGATGAAGCAGCGCGTCCGGCAGATGGTCGACTCGGCTGAGGCTGAGGCGGCCCGCCGCTACCTGGCCGAGTTCAACCGCGGGAAGGGGTGAGGTCATGGCGATCACCGTCGGCAGCGTGTCCGTGGACGTGGTGCCGGACCTCACCCGCTTCAACGCCACCATGCGGGATCTCGGCCGCAACCTCGCGGTCAAGATCCAGGTCGACGCGGACACCACCGCGGCCCAGGCGCGCATCGACGACCTGTCCCGCAACCACACAGCCACGATCAACGTCAACGCGAACACCGCCGCGGCTGCCGCACAGATCGCCCAGGTCGCGCAGAACCAGACCGCGACGATCAACGTCAACGCGAACACGGCGGCGGCGGCTGCCCAGATCGCCGCCGTGGGCAGCGCAGCAGACACCTCTAACGGCAGCCTCAGCAGCCTGCTGGGGACGGTCCTCAAGTTCGGTCCGGGCCTGGCGACGCTTGTCGTGGGCGCTGCGGGTGCCGCTGGTGGCCTACTAGCGATGGCCGCTGCTGCTGGCCCAGCGGTCGGCGTGCTCGGCGTCGCCTTCATGGGCGTGGGGTCTGCGGTCAAGCTGTTCAGTCAGCAGCAGACCCAGTCCGCAGCGGCGAGTGCCGCTGCGTCGGCCTCGGCGAGCGCCCATGCCGCCGCGGTGGCTAACGCTGCTCGGCAGATCCAGTCCGCGCAGATGTCCCTCTCCGATGCGGAGCGGAACGCCGCCAACCAGCAGCTCAGCGACGCGCAGGCCGTGCAGTCCGCACAGCAGTCGCTGGCGCAGGCCAACGATCAGGTCACGATCGCCCAGCAGGCGCTGACGGCGGCGCAGGAGGCCGGTCGGCGGGAGTTGGAGTCCTTCGCCAACAACGCGGCGGACGCCGCGCTCGCCCAGCGGCAGGCCGTCATCTCGCTGGAGACGGCGCAGCAGAACTACACCAAGACGATGTCGACGTCGACCTCGACGGACATCCAGAAGCAGCAGGCGTCCCTCGACGTGGCGAAGGCGCAGCAGTCACTGACCGAGGCCAACCAGCGCGCGGCGCAGTCCACGCAGGACAACACCGCCGCGCAGGCTAAGGGCCTGTCGGGCACCCAGGCAGTCACCTCGGCGCAGAAGCAGCTCACGTCGGCCCAGCAGACGCAGCAGAAGGCCACCCAGACCGTGGCCGACGCCCAGCGCAAGGCCGCCAACGACCAGATCACTTCGCAGGAAGCGATCGTCCGGGCACAGCAGCAGGTCGCTGCTGCGATGCAGGCGATGGCGCAGGCTCAGAAGGCGTCGGCCGGCACCACGAACGCGGCGTTGACCGCGACCAATGCGGCCATCGCCAAACTGGACCCGGTCACCCGGGGCTTCGCTCAGTACCTGATCGGTACCTGGAAGCCGGTGTGGGAGCAGGTGCAGGCGTCCGCCGCTCGTGGACTCCTTCCCGGGGTGCAGGAGGCCCTGCAGGCGCTGCTGCCGATCATGCCGCAGGTCGAGCGGCTGGTGCAGACCATCGGCCAGGGGTTGGCCGGGCTGTTCCAGCAGATGGTTCCGCTCATCAAGCAGTTCGTCACCCTGGTACAGCAGGCCGCCGGCCCGACGTTCCAGGCGCTCGGGACGATCATCACCGCCGTCTTTGGCGACCTCATCAAAATCGCTCAGGCGTTCATCCCGCTGATCGTCCCGGTCGCGCAGTTCATCAAGATCCTGGCCGATGCGTTCACTGCGCTCATCATCCCTCTCGAGCCGATCGCGCTGCAGTTGTTCGCGGCCCTCAATGCCGCGCTGACGCCGCTCGTTCCCGTCATGGGAGTCATTGCCGGCGCCGTCGCGTCGGTCGTGGCCGCCTTCATCCCGTTGCTTGGGCCGATCAGCCAACTTATTCAGATCCTGCTGCCGCCGCTCGCACGGCTGATCGGGATGGTCGCCCCGATCTTTGCGCAGGTCGCGGGGGTCGTCCTCCAGCTCGCCATTCAGCTCGCGCAGGCGCTGATCCCGCCGCTCATGCAGGTCGCGCAGACGCTGCTGCCGGCGTTCAAGCAGATCCTCGACGCGCTGTCTCCGGTCATTCCGGTCATCGCCGCCGCAGTCATTCAGATCGTCAACGCGTTCGTGCCGCTGATCCCCCTGCTGGTCCAGGCGGCGCTGTCGCTGCTCCCGCCGTTCTTGCAGATCATGCAGATTCTGACGCCGATCATTCCGATCGTGGCGCAGGCGATAGTGATGATCGTCGACGCGATTGCGCCGCTAATCCCCCTGCTGGTTCAGCTCGTAACTCCGCTGCTGCCGCCGCTGGTGGATCTGGCCCCGATCATCGGGGCCGTCGTCCCGATTATCGCCCAGTTGATCGCTGCGATTGCCCCCTTCATCGGGCAACTGATCCAGGCGCTGATCCCGGCGGTCCAGTTGGTCGGCACTGTGATGTCGGATGTCTTCAACGGCATCGGCACCGTAATCACCTGGGTCGTCAACAACGTCCTGCTACCCGGCATCAACTTCTTCATCGACATCATCGACGGCCTGCTGGACAAGATCAATACGGTTGCTGGCTGGTTTGGTGCCAACCAGCACTGGCACGTCGACCACGTCTACCCGGCGGCTGCGCCCGCGCAGGTCGTAGCCGGGAGCGCCGGCCATGTGGGGATGATGGCGACCGGCGGCTTGGTCTCGGGCCCCGGCACCGGCACCTCTGACTCCATCCCGGTCCGGCTGTCCAATGGCGAGTTCGTCGTCAACGCGCAGTCGACCGCGGCGCATCTGCCGCTGCTGGCCGCCATCAACGGCGGCATGGGCAGTGGGGGCCCCGGGTTCGCCGGGGGCGGTCTCGCTGGCGTCGTGAGTTCGATCGGCAGCGGCATCAGCAGCGCGGCCGGCTTTGTCGAGGACACCGCGAAGGTTCTGAGTGACCCGATCGGCTACCTCACCGACGCCATCAAGGGCGCGCTCGGCGGGGCGGGTGCCGACAGCATGTCGCAGATCCTCGCCAGCGGGGTGACGTCGCTCATCAAGGACGCCGGAAGCTGGATCTCCAGCATGTTCGGCGGCGGCGGCTCTAGCGGCGGCTCCGGCGGCGGTGCGGTCGCGGCATCGCCCGGCGGCGGTGTCGAGCGACTGCGGCCCATCGTTGACAACGTGCTGCGGATGCTCGGACAGCCGATCTCGATGGACAATGGCG